CGGAGACAATTGTTCCTACTCGAACCAACGGAGTCACCGTTGATAACTGCTTGTCTAAAAATAGACCAGAGTCTAAATCTCCTATTGATTGTATTTCTGCTAACGGTGTACATTTTAGTAAATTAGAACAAGGGGTTCTTCCTAGCATAATTGACGGATTGTATTCCGAAAGAAAACTAATTAAACAAAACATGTTGAGTGCTCAATCAGAAGTCGAGTCGGGCGTTGTAGGTGCCGAGAAAGAGATAACGAAACTTGACACTCAGCAGATGGCAATCAAGATCATGATGAATTCGCTTTATGGTGCGCTAGGTAACAGATACTTTCGTTATTATGATATCCGTATGGCAGAAGCAATTACTATGTCTGGTCAGTTATCCATTCGCTGGGCAGAAAAGTCAGTGAATAACTACATGAACAAAATTCTCGGAACTAAAGACTTTGATTATGTTATTGCAATTGATACGGACTCTGTGTATGTGAACTTCGGTCCTTTGGTTGAGAAGATGAAACTAACTCATACTAAAGAGACAGTACAGATACTTTCAAAGATTTGCGAAGAAAAATTCGAACCGTTGTTTGAAAAATCTTACCAAGAACTCGCCGTTTACATGAATGCATATGCAAATAAAATGGTTATGAACCGAGAGGTAATTGCCGATGCTGGTATTTGGACCGCGAAGAAGCGATACATCTTAAATGTACACAATAGTGAAGGCGTGCAATATGCCAGACCTAAACTAAAGATCATGGGCATAGAGGCAGTGAAGTCTTCAACTCCTGCCTGTTGCCGTGATGCGTTAAAAGGTCTGTTTAAGGTTATGATTACTGGAACGGAAAAGCAAACGCAAAATGCTATTGAATTGTTCAGGAATCATTTCAATAAACTCGACCCTCATGAAATTGCCTTTCCGCGTGGGGTGTCTAATGTGACTAAGTGGAAAGACGAAAAAACCGTTTATATCTCTGGTACTCCCGTTCATGTTCGTGGGTCTCTCCTATACAACAAGATTCTTAAAGAAAAGAAACTAGAACGTAAGTACCACAAAATTAAAGACGGAGAGAAAATCAAGTTTATCTACCTTGATCCAAAGAATCCTATAAAAGAAAACATAATTGCATTTTATGATTTCTTGCCTGTAGAATTTGGGTTGCATAAGTACGTTGACTATGACCTTCAATTTGAAAAAGCATTTCTTGCTGTCGTTCGTCCTGTGCTTGAAGCAATTGGTTGGAATGAAAAAGAAGTTGCTTCTCTTGAATCTTTCTTTGGTTGATTATGTATTATTTGACAGTTTTTCATAACAAATTTGACAATCAGACTGATAAAGTTATTTCAGTGAAAACCTGGAACGAAATGGTCGATTTGTTTCGTTCTATGCACAACACAGAATATGATAGAAAAGAAAGTGCGCCCCTGATTAGTTCAGCAGTGTATAGGGAAGGTTCGACAAGAGCGAATAAAAACGTTGTTGAGTGGTCTCCTTGGTGCGCCTTGGATGTAGATGATATTAATTGTAATGGAGATGAAATATATGATTTCATTAATAGCAGGTTTTCTAATTGGGATTATATTTGCCACTCTAGTGGCAGTTCAACGTTCGATAGACCGAAATGTAGAGTTATACTCAGACTTGGAAGATCAATTGTTCAAGATGAAATTACTCAATTCTGGTACGCACTCAACAAAAGGTTTGGAGGACTCGGCGATGAACAAACTAAAGATTTATCGAGAATGTTCTATGTACCTGGTAAAGTTGCTGGTTCTTATCAGTTCATGTTTGTTAACAATGGTGATGCTATTAATCCAGACAGTTTAATAGAACAATATCCATATGTGAAACCAACTGGTAATAATTTCTTAGATAAGTTGCCAGAAGAAATAAAACAGAAAGTGATAGAACACAGAGTACATTCGCTAACAAATACAAATATAACCTGGACAAGTTATAGAGATTGCCCTTTCCTACCCAAGAAACTTGTGGAGAGGTATAAATGTATCTCTGGTTCTGGTTGGTATTTGATGATGTATAAAATTATGATTGCTGTTGCATGCAACGCAGTCAGTAAGAAATATCCAATAACCCCAGAACAAATCGCTACAATTTGCAGAGAACTTGATCGAGAGACTGGTAATTGGTACGACAACCGTCCCCTCGAAAGAGAAGCAGCAGGAGCAATACAATGGGCATATGCTAATTCATATGCTTTTGAATAGGAGAATGAAATGAAAGTAGAAATCGTGAGTTATAGTCAACCATATAAGTTTACTGGTTGGAATGATGACCTAGCGACTCTGGTAGCATATTGTGCTAGAGTAAGTAATCCAAGTAATCAAAATAATACAGCAACTATAGATAAGTTGTTAGGTTATTTAATTAAACACAAGCACTGGAGTCCATTTGAGATGGTGTCCGTTTGCTTGGAGATTGAAACAACCAGAGATATTGCCCGTCAGATTCTACGACACAGGTCATTCTCATTTCAAGAGTTCTCTCAACGGTACGCTGATCCAACCAAGGAATTGGAATTCGTTCTTCGCGATGCTCGCCTTCAAGACCCAACCAACCGTCAGAACAGCGTAGACAATGATGATATAGAACTACAGCGCAGATGGGAAGATAAACAGCGCAGTGTGCAACAGGCAGCAATGGACGCATACCAGTTTGCCGTTGATAACGGAATTGCAAAAGAACAAGCACGTGCGGTACTGCCAGAAGGGATGATGATGAGTCGCTTGTACATGAACGGCACTCTTCGCAGTTGGATTCATTATATTGAACTGCGTCGAGCAAATGGAACGCAACGTGAGCACATGGACATAGCAATTGCTTGTGCTGAAGTTATTTCAAAAATATTTTCTATTGACTATTGAAGCGCAATATTTATAATAATTTAAATTACTTGGAGTTCTAGTTATGACAAACCAACCTACTGACAACAACACACCAATTATGCCTCCAGAGTTTCTGCCCAGAGACCCAAACTACTCAATAGGAGAACTTCCACTAGTGGGAATTGTTGGGCATGGGTTCGTCGGAAAAGCAGTTGAGCGTTCTTTTCAACCAGAAGTTAGCAGATTTATTGTTGATCCAAATTACGGAACAACTATAGATCAACTGGTTGAAAAGAGACCAAGTCTGACCTTTGTTTGCACTCCCACGCCTGTTGATGATAATGGCGCAATTGATGCTGCAGTTACGAGAGACGCTATCCTTAAATTAATTAGAAATTCAAAATCTGCTGTGGTTTTGAAATCTACAGTTACGCCAGATGAGATGGATAAGATCTGTAGGACTTTACACGCAGAAGATGCTTTGTCTAGATTTCTTTATGCTCCGGAGTTTTTAACTGAAAAAAATGCAGACCAAGAATTCTGTGAACCGAATTATTCGGTGTTCGGTGGATACGAGACATCTGTCGATGAACTTTGTTCTTTTTATCACCACAATACTTCTGTTGTATTTTCAAAAAATGTACATTTAGTCGGCCACGTCGAAGCAGCGTATATCAAATATGCTGTAAATAGTTTCCTGGCCATGAAAGTCATTTTCTTCAATCAATTAAGAGACTATTGTGAAGAACAACCTTGGTCAACTAATCCAATGGTGGTGGCGAAGTCTGTCGCTGCGGAACCGAGAATTGGTACAACCCATTGGCGTGCACCCGGATTTGATGGTAAAAAAGGGTTCGGCGGTGCGTGTTTCCCGAAAGATATTTCTGCTATGGTGAGTAGTACAAAGAAGTTTTCTCTTATGGAAAAGGTACTAGAAATTAATTCTGAATATAGAAAGGAATATGAATTGGACGAAAGAGAAATTGCAGCAAATATAAAATTCGATGACGTACTCACGCCAGAGGAAATGAACGAAATGGTGCAAAAAGCATCCGGAGAAAATTAATATGTCAATAATGAACAAACTCAAAAAGAACAGTAAAATTGCCTACACAGAAACTCTTTCTAGGTCTAAGTTCTTCGCGGAAAAGAAATTTATCAACACCGGAGTGCCTATGGTTAATGTGGCGCTCAGTGGAGATATCGATGGTGGACTAGTATCGGGTCTAACTGTTCTTGCTGGTCCGAGTAAACACTTCAAGACCTCATTTGCTTTGCTTATGGCAGCTGCGTATCAGAAGAACAAACCAGAATCTGTAGTATTGTTTTATGATTCAGAATTTGGTTCTCCGCAAGCATACTTTGAAACATTTGGTATTGACACAGATCGAGTCTTACATACCCCTGTCGCAAATGTTGAAGAACTCAAGTTTGACCTTATTAGTCAATTGGAAAACCTGGAGGCAACTGACGATGTCATAATCATCATCGACTCTATCGGTAATCTTGCTTCGAAGAAAGAACTTGAGGATGCGCTAAACGAGAAA